TGGCTCGCTCATCAACATGCGGAACAGACGGCCGATTGCGAGCTGGACTTCTTGCGGCATTGCTTGCGTGCTCATCTACCTTCCCCTCTGCCGCACTGTGCGGCGTCGATGGGGTGAGTATAAGGCCACGCCTTAGACTGTAGTCAAGCGGCGCCTTACGCTACACGCAAAGTTCCCGACGAACGGTATTCGCTCTGACAGGTGGTGCCTGAAAAGACAACGCCCGCGCAAGGCGGGCGTCGAAGCGATGGACTATCCGGGCTTCCTGCTCAGCAGTGGGTCGCCGCCGCAGATGCGGCAAGGCAACTATGCGCGCCGACACCGCAGTCCGGGATCGGATTGTTGCGCTTGCAGTTCTCGCGCATCGATCCCCGCCAGGCCAGCCATGGCAATCGCGTTGTCCCTGCCGATCTTGCCGGTTGTGATCCACCCGTGAACCGACTGTGACGTAACGCCCAGCCGGCGCGCTACCTCCGCTTGCGTCAGCCCCGTCCGCTTGATGGCGTCCTTGATTCGATCTGGTGTCGACATTGGCTTTTGTCCGTCGTTGCCTGCCGAAATCATGCGACGCCTAACAGGCATTGGCGAGCAGTTGCCGCTTGACACCATGCTAAGGCTATGCCTTACACTATCAGGCATGGACATACTCACCACCCTGTTGAAGCGTCTGAACGTCACTCAGGCCGAACTGGCTCGCCGCATTGGTGCAACAACCGCCCAGGTGAACGAGTGGCGCGGAAAGCGCCCGATCCCTGCGCCGCGTTGCGAGCAGATCGAGCGAGCGACTGGCGGCGCGATCACCTGCGAAATGCTGCGCCCCGATCTTGAGTGGGCGCGCATCGATGGTCGCATCTTCTGGCGCGACAGAAGCGATCAGCAGAAGGCCGCCTGACATGCGCGCCATCCTCCTGCTCGCCTTCCTCTCGCTGATCGCCGGCATGGCGCTGTGCGCCGGCTGCGATCGCGACTGGTTCGGGATCGACCAATGACCGCCGCGCACCGCCCCGGTGCGATCCTCACGCCTCGCTGCCGTGGTGCGCGTGCGGTCGCCACATTCGGCGTTGAGAGTAGAAACGCACCCTCGCGGATAGCACCGGCTACGCCTTGCAGCAGCCTCGGCGTCGAGCGTCCAGACGCACAACCGGAACCGCCGCGCGCACAGAGCCGGAGTAGCGCCCGGCCCGCTGCACCTTTCAACGGACGGAATGCGCAGGTCGATGCGCCAGCTACGGCAGTGCCGGTACTTTGCAGTCGGCACACGCGGGAGATCGACGCCCGCCCGTCCACCATTTCCAACGCAGCCAGCAACGAACGTAGCTCCGAGCCGGGGCGCTGCCTTGTCAGCAGCGAAGCGCCGGGTTGTAGGGGCGATGCGTACACCCGGCCCTCTCCGTGCGAGATGACAACGCATTGCATGGCTAAAGCGAATGTCGGCGACGGTGGTCGGCATGGCTGCACCCACTCCGACCGGCAGCGCCACGCGCGTTTCGCTGCTGGCCTTTGCCGCTTGCCGCGGCCTTTTTCTTCGCTGTGAGGGGTGGGTAGTGACCGACACCGCGCGCCCCTACGCCCACATGCAGGCCGACGAACTGGCGGACGAGATCACCGTCTGCCGGGAGTGCATCCAGACGACGCGCGACTTGAAGTTGCGCCGGCAGATGCAGGCGAAGTTAGCAGAGCTGATTGCGGAGGAAGGAAGGCGGTTTACGGAAGGGCTGCCTTTCTGAAACGGCCGCGCGTCCGCTACGCGCATAAAAAAGCCCGCTGGCAGGCGGGCTGGTGGAGCTAGAACGATGGGAATGATACCAAATACACAGGAGGCGGCAAGAGTGAGCGTATACGCCGACTTTCTGGCGATGAAAGCGCATCAGGGCACGGGGTGCGGATTCTCTCCGACATTCCTTCCGGGCTTCCTGTTCGACTTCCAGGCGGCGCTACTGGAGTGGTCGATTACTCAGGGTCGCGCCGCGCTGTTAGCTGACTGCGGCCTTGGTAAGACGCCGATGGAACTGGTGTGGGCTGAGAACGTGGCGCGTCACACTGGCGGGCGCGTGCTGATCCTGACGCCGCTTGCCGTGACTGCGCAGATGGAGCGCGAAGCGGAGAAGTTCGGCATTGGCGCCAAGGTTTCGCGCGACGGAACCGCGCATCGTGTCACGATCACGAATTACGAACGGCTGCACCACTTCAAGCCGTCCGACTTTGCGGCCTGCGCGTGCGATGAGTCGTCGATCCTCAAGAGCTTTGACGGCAGGCGGAAGGGTGAGATCACGCAGTTCATGCGGAAGATGCAGTTCCGTCTACTGGCTACCGCGACAGCCGCGCCGAACGACTATATCGAATTGGGCACGTCATCCGAGGCACTTGGCTACCTCGGGTACATGGACATGCTCAACCGCTTCTTCAGGAACGACCTGAACAACAGCGCCACCGGTCGGCATCGCGGCGAGGTAGCGAAGTGGCGCTTCAAGGGGCACGCCGAGTTGCCGTTCTGGCGCTGGGTCTGTTCATGGGCTCGCGCGATTCGCAAGCCGTCTGACATCGGCTTTGCTGACGATGCGTTCCACTTGCCGCCGTTGCTCGAAAAGGAGCACACGGTGGAGGCCTCCATGCTGGCCGATGGGATGCTGTTCGCGCTCCCGGCTGTCGGTATGAGGGAGCAGCGCGATGAGCGCCGCGGGACGCTCCGGGAGCGCTGCGAGAAGGTCGCGAGCTTGGTTAACAACACGGGCGAGCCTGCGCTGGTGTGGTGCCACGGAAACGACGAAGGCGACACGCTGGAGTCGCTGATACCGGATGCCGTGCAGGTTGCCGGGTCCGATAGCGACGACGCCAAGGAATCGCGCTTGCTCGGGTTTGCAGAAGGCAAACACCGGGTGCTGATCACTAAGCCAAAAATCGGCGCATGGGGACTCAACTACCAGCATTGCAACCATGTGGTGACTTTCCCGTCGCACTCGTTTGAACAGTACTACCAGTCGGTCCGCCGCTGCTGGCGCTTCGGTCAGAAGCGCCCGGTGCATGTGGACATCGTGACCACGGAAGGCGAGCACGGCGTGTTGAAGAACATGCAACGCAAAGCCGCGCAGGCCGAACGCATGTTTGCGAATCTTGTTGCAGAAATGAACGGCGCAATCGCCATCGACCGCGCATCAAATTTCACGAAATCTCAGGAGCTTCCGCAATGGCTGTGAACTCTCAAGTCATCACCGACCGCTACGCAATCTACAACGGCGACTGTATCGAAGTCATGCAAGCGTTGCCGAAGGAGAAGATTCACCTATCAATCTACTCGCCGCCGTTCGGTGGGCTGTACCACTACAGCAGCAACGATCGTGATCTGTCGAACTGCGACGATTACGGCCAGTTCTTCGAGCACTACGCCTTCGTAGTCCGAGAGCTTCACCGAATCACGATGCCGGGACGCATTACCGCCGTGCATTGCATGGACGTTCCGCGCAGCAACAGTGGCCGCGACAGCTATCGCGACTTCCCTGGCGACATAATCCGTCTGCACGAATCGGAGGGATGGGAATACATCGCGCGGCATGCAATCTGGAAGGAGCCGCTTGCCGTTCGCCTACGCACGATGCAAAAGAACCTGGCGCATAAGACGCTGATCGACGACTCAACCCTTTGCGGCGTGGCTGGCGCTGACTACCTGCTGGTATTCCGGCGATCTGGCGATAACCCGGTTCCGGTGTTTCATCCGACCGGTCTTATGGACTACTACGGCGAGAAGCCGCTTCCAGCCGAGTGCCTGCCCTATCGCGGTTGGACCGGGAAGCAGACGGAGAACCGCTATAGTCAAGCCGTATGGCGCCGTTACGCTTCGTCAGTTTGGGACGATATCCGCATGCACCGCGTACTCCCGTTCCGAGAGGCGCGCGAGTCCGACGACGAAAAGCATGTGCATCCGCTGCAACTGGATGTGATCGACCGTGTGGTGGTAATGCGCAGCAACCCCGGCGAAACAGTGTTCACGCCGTTTATGGGCGTCGGCTCGGAGGTATACAGCCCACTGATGCTCGGGCGACGTGCAATCGGCGCTGAACTCAAGGCGAGCTACTTCCGCCAGGCCGCGAAGAATTGCGAGCTTGGCGCGAAGGGGATGTTTCTGGATGGCGAATGCGCGGACCTGTTCGCTGGCGTTGATGACGGCGACTTTGATGCGCCGAGGCTGGCCGCGTGAGTAACGAATGGCTCCGGCTTTGGCACGACATGCCAAACGATCCAAAGTGGAGAACCATCGCGCGCGTCAGCGGTCAGCGCATTGGGGACGTGATGTCTGTCTACCTTCACGTCCTTGTCTGCGCATCGAACGCAACCGAACGCGGGCGAACGCAATCGCTCGTTTGCGAGGATGTTGCTACCGCGCTTGATCTGGAAACGTCGCAAGTCGAGGCGATCCTCGGCGCGATGCAGGGGCGAGTGCTGGACGGTAACGCGGTTCGCGGATGGGCGAAGCGGCAGCCAATTCGTGAGGACGGGGCCGCAGACCGCGCAAAAGCGTGGCGTGAACGCAACAAAGAGGCTAAGCGAACGCAAGCGAACGCAAGCGAACGCAATCGAACGCTAGATACAGATACAGATACAGATACAGATACAGAAGAAGCAAGAGCAAAAGATCATGACCTACCGGTCATAGCCAACTCGCCTGACGGCGAGCCGGCCACGAACTTCATTCCGGCCGATGAGCTGGAGGGTAGGCGAAAGCGGACCGTGATCGCTTGCCCGGTGGCCAGGATCGCGGACCTGTGGGACGAAGTTCTACCCGAGCTGGCGTCGCCAATCGTCTGGAGCGAGGCGCGCAAGTCGGCGGTGAGCGCCCGGTGGCGCGAGATGGCCGTCTTCCACGGCTGGAAGACCCAGGACGAAGGCCTCGACTGGTTTCGCCGAACGCTGGTCGCGATCAGGGGGTCGCCGTTCCTGATGGGCAAGGTTCCACCGCGCGACCGGAATGGCAAACCGTTCGCGCTGACGCTGGACTGGATGTTCGGGCCGAAGAACTTTTTGAAGGTCGTCGAGGGTCGATACCATGAGCAGTAACGGCAAACGGATGGTGGCGGATCGGCAGCAGGATCAGGCGCAAAAGCCGACAGCTCGCGGCCTGACCACCTGCGCCGCCGCAGGCTGCCCGCTGATGGGCACCATCCGGCGAGAGACGAGCCACGATGCAGTGTGCCCTTGCCACGCCAGGGCGCCGACCGATGGCTGGCCCAAGGCCACCGCCGTGATCGTGCGGCACGAATCGCTGTGGTGGCTGGCGCGTGAAGCGCAGTGCTCGCCGACGCCGGACGCCCTGAGCGTCGATCTTGCCGCGGATCTGCTGCGGGCGGCGAAGTGCGCCGGCGTGAAGCTGAGCAACGGGCAGCGCGAGCAGTACCGGGCGTTTCTGGCGCGGCTCAAGGATGGCGGGCCGGGCATGCCTCTGCGGATGGCCGGGGCGCTCGTCGAGGATGCCATCTGCGCGGAAGCCGTGGACGCCGCGAGCGCATCCGAAGTTGCGGTTCCCATCGGCGAGCGCCGGGTGTCGAAGCTGGAAACGGCGATTCGCGGCATCGCGATGAACCTGTCGGAGGCCGCATGAAATGCCACTACTGCGGCCAGCGACTGGCCAAGCACGACGCCCACGACCTGCGCGTAATGCGCCCGGTTCACAAGGCGTGCCACGTCGCGCGATTGGCCGATCCGCCAACGAAGCACCTGCAGATCAAGCGCATGCCGCTGCCGGCTTCTGTCGCGCGGACTCTGCCGCGGTGGGGGCGGGGGCAATGATCCTTGCAGTCGATCCAGGCCCGGTTGAA